GATTTAGATGATACCGAAGGTGATGAAGTAGCGACTGACGACATTACCGCAGGTGGTGACGAAACTGCATTAGGAGCAGATGATACTGCAACAGAGGCATAAATAATACTATGATACTACGTGAGTTATATTATTTTGATAAACAGACTATGGAACCCAAAGAGGACCAAAGATACATCGCTGACGACGATGAAACGCCTATTTCTATGGATGACACAAGAAAAACAAGACTTACGTTAAAAGATATAAACAGAGCACGTAGAGCAGACGATGCTCATAAGAGAGAAGCTGAAAAAGACTTACAATATGTTAGGGCAATGTATGGACTAGCTGCTCAAGGTGGTGAAGAAGCAGTAGCATAGGAGTCAAATATTGCCCAAAGTTTATATTCCTGGCGAAACTAAAGCTCAAAGAAAAGCAAGAAAAAGAGAAGAAAAAGCAGCAAAAAATCAAGCAGCTAAACTTCATGCACGGGTAAGAGAAATACCAAAGCCACCGCCTCCTCCTATTAGCCCAGGACCAAATCATCAAATTAAACAAACTGATGTATGTTTTGTATTAGGCAACGGAACCAGTAGAAAAGGCTTAATTTTAGAAGAACTACGTCCTCTTGGAACTATTTACGGTTGTAATGCTCTGTATAGAGAGTTTATTCCTGATTATCTAATAGCAGTGGATACTAAAATGATTAGAGAGATATCAACAGCTGGATATCAACATAAACATCCTGTGTGGACAAATCCTAACAAATACAGTAGAAGTGTAAAAGATATTAACTTATTTCAGCCTAATCTTGGATGGAGTAGTGGACCTACAGCATTAAACTTTGCAAGTCAACAAAAACCAAAAGAAATATATATTCTTGGTTTTGATTACCAAGGGCTTGGCGTAAGAAATGAATTAGTTAATAATGTGTATGCAGGCACTGAAAACTATAAAAACATCAATGATAGAGCAACTTATTTTGGAAATTGGGAGAGACAAACAGCAAGTGTAATTCAAAAAAATCCTAAAATTAGATATATAAGAGTAGTACCTGAAGAAGGTTTTTTTGTTCCAAAAAGTTTAGAAGGACACGATAATTTAAGACATATTACAATAGAAAAATTTAAGAAATCTTTAAAATTATCATAAGTGCGTACAAAATTGGCTCGTTTGAGCCTATTTCGGCGTACTTTTTTCTATAAAGTGTAAATATAATAGACAGCCTTGACAATAAAGGAGAATGACATGACTGATCAAACAAAATTCGAGGAAATGCTCGAAAAACTAGTTAACGAGGACCGTGATGGCGCAGAAGCACTATTCCACGAAATCGTTGTAGAAAAATCAAGAGAAATTTATCAAAACATTTTAGATGAAGCTGACGAAGAAGTTGATGAAACTACTGATGAAGAAGTAGATGAAGCAACTGACGAAGAAGTTGACGAGTCAGACGACGAAGATCTAGATGAAGCAACTGACGAAGAAGTTGACGAGTCAGACGACGAAGACCTAGACGAATCAGATGACGATCTAGACGAAATGTTTGGACTAGATGAGCCAGAAATGGAAGCAGATCCAGCAATGGACATGATGAAAGACATTGAAGGTGGCGACGAAGAAGGTGGCGACATGGATATGGATGACGAAGGCGACGACGAAGAAGGAGCCGAAGGTCCAGAAGAAGCAATGGCTGATCTAGAAGATGCACTAGAAGCATTAAAAGCAGAATTTGAAAAAATGATGGGTGACGAAGAGCCAGGCGATGAAGATCCAGAAGAAGAAGCAATGGCATTCGAAGCTGACGAAGAAGTTGAAGAAGCAGCAGACGAGGAAGTTGACGAAGCTACAGATGAAGAAGTAGACGAAGCAGCAGATGAAGAAGTTGAAGAGTCAAAAGCACCAAAAACAGCAAGCGAAGAAATGCGTGAGTATGTTGAAAAAATTACACCAAAAATGGGCGACAACGGTGCTAACACCAAGTCGATCGTAGCAGGTGCAAACGACATGGGCGGCACAGCGTCAAACATCGCACAAAGTGGAGCAGATGAAAAAGGCGGAACAGGCGCATCAGCACCAAAAGAAGATAACGCAGGGAATGTAAACACTCCAGGCGGTAAGGCTTCAAAATCAATGAAGTCACAACCCGGCCACGGTGCCGAGAAAAAAGGTAAACCAGAATCAGCTGATAAAGGCGCTGGCTCACCTTTAAATGGTGCTCCTAAGAGAGCAAAGTAAGGAGTTCAGATGTTTCAATTAACTGAATGTCTGAGTTTTGACCAAGCTAGAATGGTCGTTGAGTCTGCTGAAAATCCTACAGGCGGTAAAGATCTTCACATGAAGGGAATCTTTATCCAGGGTGGAGTATTGAACGCAAATAAGCGTGTCTATCCAGTAGAAGAAATTGGCAGGGCTGTCACCACGCTCAATGAGCAGATAGCTAACGGATACTCAGTATGCGGTGAAGTTGACCATCCTGAAGGACTTAACATTAATCTAGATCGTGTAAGCCATTTAATCACAGATATGTGGATGGATGGCCCAAACGGTTATGGAAAATTAAAAATTTTACCAACTCCAATGGGACAACTAGTTAAAACAATGCTAGAAAGCGGCGTAAAGCTAGGTGTTTCATCAAGGGGCTCTGGTGAAGTTGACAACCAAGGTAATGTCCAAGGTTTTGAAATAATCACTGTGGACGTTGTGGCTCAGCCCAGCGCCCCTGGTGCATATCCAACTCCAATTTATGAGCATATCATGAACGAAAAGGGCGGATATAAGGCATTTCTCACAAGTAGAGAAGTTCAAGGCGATCCTAAGGCACAAAAATACATTGCAGAGAGTCTATTAAACATAATAGACAGGCTCCAATAGAGGAGAAAATAATGGAAGCACTAAAATCCCTTTTAGAAAGCGATGTAATTTCAGAAGCAATGAAACAAGAAATTGAAGAAGCTTGGAACAGTAAGGTACAAGAAAACCGCCTAGCTGTCACTAGTGAACTTCGTGAGGAATTTGCAAAAAAATATGAGCACGACAAAGGTGTGATGATTGAAGCTATTGACGCTATGATGACTGAAAAGTTATCAGAGGAAATGGCTGAGTTTGCAGAAGACCGTAAGCAACTTGCTGAACAAAAAGCAAAATATGCAGTAGCTATGAAGGAAAATGCAAACTTGATGAGTCAGTTTGTCACAGAAACATTAGCTAAAGAGGTTGGAGAACTACACGAAGACCAAAAAGCAATGGCTAACAAGTTTACCGTGCTTGAAGAATTTGTTGTTGAACAACTTGCAAAAGAAATTGCAGAGTTTAATGAAGATAAAAAAGACCTTGCTGAAACAAAAGTACGTTTAGTACGTGAAGGTAAGGCACACTTCGAAAAAGTACGTAAAGACTTTATCGAAAGAAGTGCTAAAGCAATTTCAGAAACAGTTGACTCAGCTCTACGCAGCGAAATTAGTCAGCTTAAAGAAGATATTGACTCAGCACGTCAAAATGATTTTGGTAGAAAGATTTTCGAAGCATTCGCTAACGAATACATGGGCTCACACCTAAATGAAAAATCAGAAACCAAAAAACTATTGAAAGTTGTTGATGCTAAAGACAAACAAATTGCAGAAGCGAAAGATTTAGCTGTAAAAGCTAAAACTATTGCAGAAGCGAAAGATGCTGAAGTTAAGCGTCTAGTTGAAGCTCAAGAACGTTCAAAAGTAATGAACGAACTTATTGGACCTTTAAGCAAGGACCAAAAAGACATTATGACAGACTTACTGGAATCAGTTCAAACTGCAAAACTACGTTCTGCATTTGACAAGTATCTACCATCGGTTATTGATGGTCATAGTCCAGCGAAGCAGAAGGCACAGCTCACAGAGGCAAAAGAAATTACAGGCAATAAAGAAATACAAAGTTCTAACTCACCAAGCGATCATAATGTCGTAGACATTAAGCGTTTGGCTGGAATATAAGGAGAAGAAAATGTCAGAACTATTAGAAAGTCGCTGGCAGGAGACAAAAGGTGCCTTGACTGAAGGCCTTGCAGGCAACAAAAAAGCTGTTATGGAAACAACTCTTGAAAATACTCGTAAGCATTTGATGGAGACCGCAACAGCTGGTGCTACTTCTGCTGGTAATGTCGCAACATTAAACCGTGTGATCCTTCCAGTGATCAGACGTGTTATGCCAACCGTTATTGCTAACGAGTTGGTTGGCGTTCAGCCAATGACTGGTCCAGTTGGTCAAATCCACACACTAAGAGTACGTTATGCAGATGCATTCAACTCAACAAGTGGAACAGACACAACCGCAGGCGATGAGGCACTAAGCCCATTCAAAATCGCTGAAGGTTATTCAGGTGCAGCTGACGACAAAGCAGCAACAACATCAGCACTTGAAGGTGCAGCTGGCAACAGACTAAGCATCCAGATCTTGAAACAAACTGTTGAAGCTAAATCACGTAAGCTATCAGCACGTTGGACATTTGAGGCAGCACAGGACGCTCAGTCGCAACACGGTATTGACGTGGAAGCAGAAATCATGGCAGCACTTGCTCAAGAGATTACTGCTGAGATCGATCAAGAAGTAATTGCAAGCCTAACATCATTGGCAGGCACAGCAGCTGAAACATACAACCAAGCAGGCGTATCAGGTACAGCAACATTTGTTGGTGACGAACATGCAGCACTTGCAGTTCAAATTAACAAAGTGTCAAACCTAATTGCTCAGCGTACACG